TGATATGATTGTGAACAGTAACCTTACAGCTCCATCTGTTACGTATCCTGTATTTAAAAGAGAAGGTATAAAAATACAAGTTAGGCCTTTAAGTATATCTACAACTGGTGCTGTTTCTGTAAATTATATAAAAAAACCTACAGACCCACACTGGGGATATAACACTATAAATTCAGATCCTATTTACAATTCTGACAGTACTGTAGATTTTGAAATATCTGAAGAAGATGAAGCAGATTTAATTATTAAAATTTGCAAATACTCAGGATTGAGTATAAGAGAATCAGATATCGTACAGGTAACTAGCCAACAAGAACAGTTAGAATATCAAAAAGAAAATTCATAACACATGCCAATAATAGGAACAAACATAACCCAGGAAGAATATTATCAAAATAACGGTAGCAACCCTACAGATGAAAACTGGGGTACATATCAATACCTTTTATTGTCAGATATTATAAATAACTTTCTTCTTACTTATGTAGGAGATGATAAAGTAATTAATAAAATTGACAGAAATGAAGTAATTTTTCATGCTAAAAGAGGTTTACAGGAATTACATTATGATGCTTTAAGAGAAATAGTTGGATTTGAAGCTCAAGTTCCAGAGACACTTAAAATGCATTTACCGCATGACTTTGTTAGTTTAGTTAAAATATCTTATGTTGGTAGTGATGGATTAACACATCCTATAAATCAAAACTTTAATTCTAAAATAACTAAATCTTATTTACAGGATAATACTGCACAAAAAAATATACTTACAGATTCTAGTGGACAAGCAATAACTGGAACACCTGTTATAGAGACAAACTGGAAAACACAAGCTGGAGGAAGTTTAGGAGCTTCAGATAAGCCTTCTAAGGGACAAAGGTACGGTTTAGATCCTTCTACCGCAAACGTAAACGGAAGCTACCTTATAGACAAGAATTCTGGAACGGTAATGTTTAGTACAAATCTACAAGAAGAAAATATTATTATAGAATATGTGTCTGATGGGATGTATGCTTTAGCTGATAATGAGATAAAAGTTCATAAATTAGCAGAAACCTTTATGTATGATTATGTTGTTGCAAATATTGTAAAGCAAAAATTTGGAATACAGGAGTATATTGTTAGGAGAGCACAAAAACAATCTTCAGCATCTTTAAGAAATGCTAAAATAAGATTAAATTCTATTAAACTAAACGAGCTGACTCAAACATTAAGAGGAAGAGATAAGTGGATAAAATAATATGAAGATACAAAATATATTCTCTACGGGTAAAATGAATAAAGACGTGGATGAGCGTCTAGTTCCAAACGGTGAATTTATAGATGCTCTTAATGTACGTGTTCTTAATACAGCTGGAAGTGATGCAGGTGCTATAGAAAACGAAAAAGGTAATGTAAAGCTTACTAACTTAAATGTAACAAATAACCCAGAGTGTATTGGATCTGTTTCAGATGAAGCTAAAGAGAAAATATATTGGTTTGTAGTAAATGATCTAGGCTATTCTTACATTTATGAATACGATAGAACAAATGACATAACTTCTACTGTAATTGCAGATGAAAGAACTGGTAATAGCCAAGTTTTAAAGTTTAATAAAGATTATAAAATAACAGGAGTTAATGTAATCTACAATAGCTCTAAGAAAAGTAAACTTATTCTATGGACTGATGGATTAAATCAGCCAAGGATGATAGATATAAACAGGTCTAAAGGTTATGGTATAAATAACTTTTATGAAGATGATATATCTTTATATAAGAAGCCGCCAAAAGCAGCTCCTTCAGTTAGACCATACAACACCTCAGTAGCCACAGAGAACGCTGTTAAGGAACAGTTTTTTGCTTTTGGATATAGATATAGATATTTAGATGGAGGCTACTCTGCGTGTTCTTCTTTTACTTACTTTCAATTCACACCTAAAGAATTTAAAATAGATTTTACATCTATGGAGAATAAAGGTATGGAGAATATTTTTAACGGATATAAAGTATCTTATAATAGTGGCGACCACAGGGTTACAGATGTTCAATTACTTTTTAAATACCCTACCGAACCTACAATTTATGTTATAGATAATATAAATAAAAAAGACAGTTCCGTTTTAGATAACGCAACAGAGACTTACGATTTCACTAATAAGAAAATATATAAAACTTTGCCTCAAGATGAGGTTTTTAGAACCTTTGATGATGTTCCTTTAACAGCAAAAGCTCAGGACATAATCAATGATAGAGTTGTTTTTGGGAATACAACTTCTCAATATGACATAGAAGAAGTAAAAGGTTCTAATGAGAATATAAGAATTAATTACAATGTTGATATAGTATCTTCTACTCAAGAGGGTCAAGATGTTATCGGTTCAAGAACCGTTGGGAACACTAAGATTACTTTTGATTTAAGTAGTTATCAATTAAAAAAAGACTTTAAAATAACATTATTTTTAGCTATACAGTCTGATGAGCAAGGAACATCTCCTAATGAATATTTTTCTGGATCTGCCGTTTGTCAATCAGCTTTTATATTATCTCAAGAGTATTCTTCTGTTAGTAGCTTAGTTGCTTCAACAGAATTTTTAGAATGTTTATCTTCTTTAAGTAGTATTTTTGGAAGTATAGTTTCTACTGTAACACCTCCAAATTCTCTTAGTTTGGTTTACGGATCGTTTTCTTTAGATTCATCTACCTCTACAGGTTTTACATTATTAGCTCCTGTAAACACACATGTTACTGATGATACTCCTTTGGATAGTTCTGATAACAATAACTCATCTTTTACTACAGAAATAAGCGAACCTTTTAAATTTCAAGATGGTAGTAAAGCAAGTCTTAGTGAGTCATTGAGTAATGTATCTCTTAAAACATTAAGAAGTTATGAAGTTGGATTATCTTATTTAGATAGCTATGGTAGATATTCAAGTATTTTATTACCTAGAGAGGCTATAGGTGAAACATCAAGTGAAGTTTTTTGCCCTATAGAAAACAGTGTAAATCTTAATAGTTTAAAAATAACTTTAAATAATAAGCCTCCTTATTGGGCTGATAGATATAAGTGGTTTGTCAAAGTAAATAAAGACAGACACTACAATGTTTACGGTACAATATTTTATGAAGACGGTGTTTATAGATGGATTTTATTACAGGGAGCTAATTTAGGTAAATTAGAAGAAGGTAAAAATTTAATTGTAAAGGCTGATGACAATGGCCCGTTGACTAAAGAAATTAAAACAAAAATACTTGAAGTAACAACAAAAAATGCAATAGATGAAGTATCTGTTGGAGAGGGTTGGATAAAAGGAAATAAAGATTTTGAGGGAGAAAATTTAATTGAAAAAGCAGGTACTTATATTAAGATAAGACCTAATGGCTTTTCAATGGATTTTAAAGAAGATAATTTTGTTTTTTATGAAAATTCAAATGTAGCTGGTAATGGTTTTGGAAATACATGGGCAGGAACAAACAGAATAGTCATACCAAATGAAATAGAGCAGGGTCTTTTACAAAAAATATCTACAGGAACTGCAACAAATCCTATTACATACGTTAATCAAACTTTAACCCCTGGTAGTGATGTTACTTTAGAATTATCTTATACTGAAAATGACGGAATTCCTAGTTTTAATTACTTTAAACAATGGCAAGTAAATGGAACTTATGAAACAACATCAACAAGAAATTCTTTTGGATTGTTTCTAGATAATGAAACAAGCTTTCCTTCACTTGATATTGCTAGTTATAGTGGTGCTGAACCAGGAACTACAGTAAAATTTACGGTAGATTCTTTAAACGATGATGATGAAAGGTTTTATTTATACATTTATAAATTAGTAAATTCAAATAGATGGGTAATGAAAATTGAGCCATCTGAATATACTGCACTTTTTGAAAATTCTACACTAACAGCAAAATTAGATATTATATTAATAAGTGGTTTAGCTGTTTTTGAAACAGAGCCAATTGACATAGATGATGATATTTACTATGAAACAGAGGAAACTTTTTCTATAGAAAATGGACTTCATACAGGTAATTTACAAAATCAAACATCTTCTTTACCATCTATTTCTAAATTAAAATTTGGTAATTGCTTTAGTTTTGGTAATGGTGTTGAAAGTGTTAGGGTTTTAGATGACAGATTTAAACCTAGTTTAGATATAAAGTCAAGACCTAATATATCAATTATAGAAGGTTATGAGAAAAAAGAAGATGAAACTAAATTAATATACAGTGGAGCTTTTAACGAGAACACTGGTTATAATACTTTAAATGAATTTAATTCTAGTAGAGGTATAACTAAATACATGGATATGAAGTATGGATCTATTCAAAAGCTTTTTGCTAGAGAATCAGATTTAATTGTACTTCAAGAAGATAGGGTTTCAAAAGTATTATATGGAAAAAACTTATTACAGAGTCCAGATGGAAGTGGAAGTTTATCTCAAATAGAAAAGGTTTTAGGTCAAGACGTTCCTTATTCTGGAGAATATGGTATATCAATAAATCCAGAATCTTTTTCAAACTATGAAGGCAGAATGTATTTTACAGATGCAAATAGAGGAGCTGTTGTTAGATTAAGTAATGATGGTTTAACGCCTATTTCATACTCTGGAATGAAAGCCTTCTTTAAAGAGAGTTTGTATAACAACAAAGCATATTATAATATAGGTGGGTTTGATCCTAAATATCATCAATATGTTTTATCTATGGGTAACGATCCAGTTCCTCAAGAAACTTTAGAGCTAGATTGTGCTTCTTCTTTTACAAGAACAGTTTCTTCTGCTGGATTTAGTTATGAATTAAATGTTGGTTCTTTTTCTGGAACAACAACTATAGCTTACACCACTACTGCATCTACAAATATAGTTGTAGTTTATAACGGTGTAACTCATACAAATAACGGATTAACAGGCACAGGACAAATTACATTTCCTGTAAGCTCTTCTGATTTAAACGTAACTAATATAGCTACAGTAACTTTAACACCTGTAAGTACTGCTACGATAAGTATAACACACACTTGTCCTGTTCCAGATACCTTAGAGGTTGTACTTGTTGTTGTAAATGATTCTCAAGAAGTTAATCAGAATATAATAAACAGATTTAAACATAACGGTGCTCAAGGTAATACTTATAATTCAGATTTAGATGTTTTTGAATCTGATGAATTAACTAGATACGAAGTATTGACTGGGTACATGGGAACTGATGTTATACCTAGCAATGGAGACACCATTACCATATCTTCTTTAAAACAAATAGGAGTGCATTCAGGGACTTTTAATGACTGTAATAGTTTAGGTTATTTAGTTTCTGCAGCTGGAGGATTAAGTGTTCAGAACATTATAGATCAGGCGACATATCCAACAGTAACTACCTCTACTACATCTTCTGAAGAAGAAAACGTTACTTCATTTACATTTAACAGAACAAATACCAGTGAAAAGCTATATTTAGTTTGGAACTATATAGATTCTTTACCTGTATTAACAGATGATAGTGTTACTGGAATTACAAATGGAGGTAGTAGTATTATAAATGTTGTTGCAAACGACTCTATACCTTCTCCATACACTCTAAGTATTGGGACACAACCTTCTTACGGTACTGCTGTAGTAAACTCAAATAATACTATAACATATAACCACACAGAAGGAAGTAATCTAAATGACAGTTTTACTTATGTTGTTAGTAGGGGTGGAGGATGTCAAGCAACTGCAACGGTTACAACTCAAGCATTAGCGATATCTGTAGACACTTACATATACATATACTTTGATGATTCTGGATCTATGGCAACAACTGAAGCCGAGCTTCAAACACTTAGAACTGGTGCTTTAAAAGGAACGTTACAAGATTTATATGCAACTTCAGGAACAGAGTCTAGTGGAAATACAAATAACGCAACAAACGGTAGTGATGAATATGATAGTAAAGTAACTATTGTTTACGGAGCAGGTTCTTCAACTAGCTGGCAAAATGAAAGAACTTTTGCTGCTTTAGGAGATAATGATGTAAATGACTTTATATCTACATCATCACACAATAATTTTCCGTCTGATGCGAGTAATGTGATTGTGATAGTTTTCCAAGATGAATCTACTCCATACGGAGCAGGTGGTGGCGGAACTACTGCACCATCAAGAACAGCAACATACGATACAGATATGGCTGATTTAAGATCAAGAGTTACTTCTTTAAACTCAACAAATAGTGGTTTTTATAGAGGTATACTAATGGAGGTACAAGGTTATGCGCAGTTTAACGCCTTTATTGATGCGGTAATTGGAGGTACAGGAACTTATTCTGGAACAAACGGATTATCAGATTTAGTTACTGGTTCATCACCTACATTTAATTTTGTTCAAAACGTAGAGGAAAGTGATAACAATGACGCAAACGCTCCTCTTAAACCAATACCATACACGGGTAATTTTGACCAATGGCAATATTATTACCTGTATTTAATAACTGATTCACTTAACACACTAGGGTTTTCTCCATCACCAGGAGCATGGCCTATAGTAATAGACGATTAATATGGCATTACAAGCAGGACAAAGAACGATAACGTACGACGAAGTTTACAACGCTTGGACTTCTTTTCACTCTTATGAACCAGAGTGGATGGAAAGATTAGGCACTAACTTCTATACTTTTAAAAATGGAGAGTTATATGTACACGATGAAAGTGAAAGTAGAACTAGATTTTACGGAAGCTCTCATGGTTGCAGTATAACATATTCTTCAAATAAAAATCCATCTGATGTAAAAGCATTTAAAGCTTTGTCTTTAGAGAGTAATTCAAGTTCATGGTATGCTACATTAAATTCAGAATTAGAATCTGGAAACATAGGTACTCAGTCTAACTTAAAGTTTACAGACAAAGAAGGATTTAGATATGGGTATATTAGAAGGAATTCATCAAATAAATTAGATTTTAATAAGCTTTCTATTCTAGGAATAGGTGAACTACAATCTTCACCAGGAACAAATCAATATCAATTTACTAATAACATACCTAATCAGGTTTCCTTTAGTGGTAGTGACGGTGTTGGTGGTGATGAAATTTATTTTAATGATGGTACAACTAAATTAATTGGTGTTGTAAACTCTTATGCAAGTAATGTAATTACTACAGCTACTTCTGCAAATACACCAACCACAGATGACTTTTGTTTTATTGTTAAAAATGCAGAGTCAGAATCTTATGGTATTAGAGGTTATCATTGTAAAATTAAATTAGAAAACAACTCCACAGCTTTTGTAGAATTATACGGAGCAAACTCTGAGGTGTTTAAGAGTTATATGTAATTTTCGTATATTTGTAAAAATTAGAGTAATATGGCAATATTAAGTGCAATCGGAATGGGAGTAGGCGTTGTTGGCGCTGGAATGCAGTTTATGCAAGGAAGTAAACTTAAAAGAGAAGCTAACGACGGGTTGGCTAAATTTAGACATCAAGAGTTAACTAATCTAGCTGAAAACTTAAAACCATCATTAGAAGCTGAAAGACAAGTTCAGGTTGCTGCTTCAAAACAAAGGTCTGCTGTTGTTGATATTGCTTCTGGAATGGATGCCTCACAAGCTATGGCTATGGCGTCTGCAGGACTAGGAGCTACGGCTGATTTAGAAATGAAAGCTTTTTCTAGTACATTAGACAAAGAATACGAGGCTGATCAAGTTCGTGTTCAAGAAGAGCAGAATATGAGAGGTATGGTTGAGAAAAGAAAGATGGAAGAGTTATCTTCTTTGAAGGCTCAAAAAATGGCTGGCATGCAGATGCAAACTAGTGCGGTTAAAGACTTAGGAGGAATGGCTCTTGGAGCTGGTATGGCTTCAGATAAATTAGCTGCTTCACAAGGAATTAAAACTAGTTTGTTTGGAAACCCAGGATAGTAGCATAGTAAAAAAAAATAATAAAAAAATATGTCATACGGAGGAGGTACTGTAACACAACCAATATTAGGTGGGTTTGATGACTTAACTAAAATGCTACTTCAAGGTAGCTCAGAGATTGCACAAATAAATCTTGAAATAGGTAAACGAA